GGATGTTGATGTCGAGGGTTTTATCATTGAACATAAAATCGTCTTCTAAAACGAGGAGATTGCCTTGATAACCTTGCTCGTCTGCATGGCGGAAAACCTCGTAATTGGCATGAATAATGTCTTTGTATGATGTGTCGACCCAGTCGGGCTTCTTACAGCAATCAATGGATCGACTCTTATCACAAGATTTGTATCCATAATTATTGACAAGAAACACGCGTTTTGATGGCGGATATTTCTGTAATTGCTCCTTAACAGAAGCCAGACGTTCGGGATTGTCCTGCATATGCAGAATATATGTTGCATCAACTATGCCATCTAACAACCCACTCGAGAATGCTACAGGGGTGAAATCATAACATCTACCTACCGTATCAGTATTATGACTTTTACCACTGCGACTTTTATCTACATATTCCTGTAATAATGCAGGAAAGGCCATGCTAGGATTCCTGTTTTGCTTCTGTTTGTACATTCTTATTTTTCGCTACTTTCTTACCCTATTATTCCGTTTTATTTTTGCTCGAATGATTGAAAGAGCAAAAATAAAATAAAACCGTTTAATCTCTGTCGCCAAAAATACCAGAGATAACAGACTGTACTATTGAATGTCCTATAGCAAAACCAGCTCCATGTCCGACACCTGTTGCGGCTGCATGACCCATGGTTGTCCCGTCTTGCACTACAATTACCTTTACTTTGTTTGTTTTAGCCTTACCTTTTCCCTTGCGTTTCCCCCCTTTTTGGTTGTTCTTATCTATTAGTTCCTTCATTTTATCCTCTGTAACGAATTTCTGCTCCTTCAAATCACCGTCAATGTACTTTTTTACTATATCGCCCTTGATGCCAGGTTGATTACTCATTACCTTTACTTTTTCAAACGAATAATGGACGCCTTTCTTATTCGTTTCCTTGTTTTGCTTAATCAAGTTACTATATTTCTTTATCTTGAGCGTTTTATTATGGGGTTGTTTCCCTCTGTTTTTTTCGGTCATTGTGTATTTTACCATTCTCTATATACATTCGATAGACTTTTCTTGTTTTTCTTGTTTTTCTTGTTTTTTTTGAAACCAATAATGTAGAATTTTCATCCATCTAAAATATTCGCCGGATCAATCGGCTCCCCATTTGCATAATAACCATGAAACCGAAACCATCCCTCTGCATCCAATGCAGTCGGAACAAAATTCTTGAATGTCTCTACTGATGCGTCGGACTTGGGGTAACCCGCCTCAAAATACCGACACATATGATGCAAATCATTCAAGAATAACCATCGCACCCAATAAGGCATCGCCAATTTCGATGTCGTCTTTGTCTTCGACACCTTCTGTAACGCTTCTGCCACCTCTGCCAATGTCCCCTCCCACGATACTACCTCAAGCGTCTTCCGATTCCAGTCTGTAGGGTGATGAAACATCAGAGCCGCTGCCTTTCCAATATCATATGTCGAACAAAACTTGGTTTTTGCATCGGTTAGAAACTTGACCTGGCCCTTCTTAAGAGGATTCCAATTATGCTTGTCATCCAAATTCTCGAAAAATGCTACAGGGCGCAATACGGCTGCTCCTTTGATATGAGATTGAAGCAGGTATCTCTCTACAATCGGCTTGGCAATAATATGCTTCACCGGCGATTTCATGAATGTTGCATCATCATCATTCAAGGGACTGCTATCCAACAATGACAATCCTTCTGTAGGAAATCGCAACAAAGGCTCTGGGTCCGCTACAGAGGAGTAAATGACTTGTTCGCAACCTGCAGCAATGCACGTATCCACGATTCGTTTACCCTGTTCAATCTCCCGTTCAACCGATTTATGCGCGGCTTGGAAAAAGTCGGTTATCATAAACACGCGTTTGCATCCTGTTGCCTGTAATGCACTTTTTAGATCGTCTGGGTTCGTATAATCACACAGAACTGGAATGATGCCCTTTCCTGCCATTATTTTCGAAGATCTAACACTTCGCGTAGTTCCATATACTTTGAAACCGGATTCTTGTAATGCAGTGCAGACATTTTTCCCTATTTTCCCTGTAGCACATAGTACCATTACTTTTTTATCGCGATGAACAATTTTTTCATGAGGATGATCGAGATCCATAATGGGGTTACTATACTATTCATTGAATCGTTCTATATCCCTTTTCTGTATTTATGGATAGATAGAAGGAGGGGGGGGGTTAATATTTGTTATAATGCGACGTTTCAGTATTATTTCGTGCACAAGCAAAGAGATTGCCTTCTTTGCACGATATCATACTACCGTAACAAAAATCGGCGAATGAATTCTGGTCATTGGGGATAGTCGTAGCTGGATTGGTATAAAAGGGTTGCAGCGATTGTTCAAATTCATAAACATCGCCTAAATTTTGCAACAGCTTTTTATCAATGTCGGGGAAAGAAGGATTGTTCAGAATCATGGCCTGTCTTGCAGATTCGAAAATGGCGTCTTTCACTTCTGGATCGTCAATAGGAGGCGCCGGTCTCTTTTTTGGATTTCCTTCAATGTCCGAATTCAACACATTACCGAAGGGATTGACTGCAGTAGATTCGTCGAACAACAGCTTCTGCACTGCCTGTAATCGCTCTAATTTTGAATATTCCGTATTGGCGTTCTCGAAGCTTTCACCCGTCTTCTTGTGAAATATATATTGGTATAAATAGATGAAGAAAATCGTAATCACACCGATGAAAAACACACTAACACGCCCTGTAATAATTGCCATGAAAATTGTCAAAAGGATAATGAAACGTGTAATTGCGTTTAAATTCTGATTAAATGTCATGGCAGAATTGGGAAACAAATCCAATCTAATAAAGAGAACATTGGGATTGTTACCCCAGAATGTATTGCTGGTTACTGATAATAACTTGTCTTTTTCGTAGTCAAGAAGATTCTTTGCTGCATTTATACCAGTTTTGTTGGAAGGTACGGGTGCAAAAGAAGTTACTGGTGAAGGCCCAGGACTTGTTACAGGTGGTGATGGTGAAGGGTTCGATGTACCTGAATCTGATACGGGAGACGATACTGGGCTCGTATAAAGATTTGCTGCTGGACTAGGGGATGGACTTATATCTGGACTTGCTATTGGACTTGACATTTACTATTATAGAACTAGAATATATTAGTAAATGATATTTAATCGGCTAGTCGCCTTGTAATCGGCTAGTCGCCTTGTAATCGGCTAGTCGCCTTGTAATCGGCTAGTCGCCTTTTAATCGGCATCCTTGTCAAAGTATATATCCCGGTATTTTTGTATGTATTCATCCGGTATATCAAAGTCTTTCAAAAACATATTCAGCTTCTCTTCCTTCGTCATCCTACCATCATGGAACTCGGTTTTACCTAACAACATGGTAATAATGAAAAACAGCGAATACATTCCACATTCAGTATCACCCTGTTGGTGTTCCGTACCCTTGTTATCATAGGAAATAAGTTCGATACCTAATTCTGTAGCCTGATCCTGTACTTTCTGCATAAAGTCAACAATCTGGTCGCGTACCCCCTTCCCAGCACTGTCGAAAAACATCATGTACTTCTCTTTCACATCAATAAACAGACTTATCCAGTGTTTGCCTGGGCCGGTATCCTTGTCCGTATTGAAAACAACAGCAATCCGTGTCTTACCCTTGTCTAAATAATGCTTGAGCTGGAAATGGCACATTTCATTCGATACACAACTATGTTGTTTCGTCTTCACATCGTTAAAGTTAATCGGTACCGGCCCTAACAATACAAAATCGGGATACGCCTGTTCATAATCCTTCAAGACCTCCTTGATATCGAAATTGCTTAACCAGGCATCGGGGTCTTCTTTCCATTCCTTCGGCTTCTTGGTAATGAAACTATCGTCCTCGATTTTCTCCCGCTCTTCCTGTGGTAATTCCTTCAACCAGCATCGTTCCTTATCCTTACACTTGTTATCAAGTCGTTGACGAAGTTGCAACCATGCTTGTGATGGGTCCTTGGCTACTACAGGGGTTGTAGGATGATTTTTGTTATAAGAATGCTTGATTTTATTAATCGCCTCTTCTGTAAAACAGCTCGAATCTGTTACAGTGCGTTTGCCTTGGACTTTGGGGTGGCATTTGGGTTTGATGACGTTTTTAATTGTTCGGTTATGATTTAAACGAACGCGGTTTTGCCTCGTTGTTTTAATATTATTGGGGCGGATTAGTTTCAATGGTTTTCTTGTATGCCGGAAGGGGATTCTTTTATGAGGATGATGCCTATTCTTCATTGTTTTTGCATAATATCGGACCATCTTATTGTTAGGCCTTGGGTTTGTAAGATTCCGTTCTTGTATATTACAGAGGAATTATTTGCGGATTGGTATGTCTCGACTTTTCTTTTGTATCGTTTGTTTTTGGCGAAACATCTTGAAGTAATAAACTTATAGATATTCCGGTATTGCTGCATAACAATGGATTCGTTGTGTATCACATCACAGTCGACCAAGTTAAGTATGCAGATACAAGAACTTCCTATGGACTTGCAAAATATCATACTTTTGTTCCAGGGGTTTTATCGGGATAGAACGGGTAGATTATGCTGTCGGATTGGAAATAAGGCAATACAACAGTTGGGTGAAATATTCAAGCCTATATATCCAATCTTTCATCTGGGATTACGCAAGTATGTTTCGAGATCCGAGGTAATCAATCCACTTTCCGTTTTATATTCCTTCCTTTTTCCTTCTTATTATTACATGCAGTACTACAGGGTAGTACAATATGAGAATGACGATGGTGTGGTTGTTTGGACGATGCAATTCTTCGACTATCGCTTTCAATATATACCGCAAAAAGAGATTCGGTATATATTTCGTTGAGAACGATTCCAAGGCACGATTCCAAGGCACGATCCAAAATTGAACGCAAGAAATGCCAGGATTTCTTTGTAATCAAATGTTGCAATGGTTGTTTTATCCACAAGATTCCTACGTTTTACTCCAGAATCTTACTTCAAGACTACATTTACATTGCGTCTCTCGTCAAGATTCCTGCGTTGCACTCCAGAATCTTACTTCAAGACT